GCCCGCCATTTCTTCGGCACCGATGGAGCCAGAAGCAATTTTGGAAATGAGAGCGGAATCGAGCGAGAAGCTCAAAAACTTGTTGCCGCTGGCTGGATTCACGACCCAGTAATCAATGGCCTTGCAAGCATCAAATCCGTGGTTCAAGACTAGATCCTGGACGGATTCAAAGGCCCGGCTTTCCGAATTGCTGACCGGGAAGGCCTGAACCTTTACCACGATTTGGCCGTCGCAGGCGCCGCCAACGGTAAGGCTCTCGATTTCACCATAGGACAGTGAAAGCCCCGGCGCTTCGACCTGTCGGCCGGTGCGGCTTGTTGTGAGGACGCTTGCGTCGAGCATGAAGGGATCCGCTTCCGATACGGCAGCGGAAAGAGAGGCGGCGATACTTTCCGAGGATTCGGAAGCGGCAGCGGCGGCGGAACTAGAAACGCTTTCGGAAGTCGCAACGCTTGAAGCGACAGAAACCGAAGATGCGGCCGCCTTGTTGCGATATTTGCCGCTGTACTTGATGATGCTATAAGCACACATGGCGAGAAAGATTAAAAGGCAGATTCCGCAAAATTTCAGAATGCCCTTCAAGATTCGTTTTAGCGTGTTCATGTTTTCCTCCCTGGGCGGCTTGCCCTTTCACTTCCGAAACCAAATCAGCCCGCAGCGGAGGAGTTCTCGCTTGAGGCGTTCTTCTCCACAATGGACGCGTTCTGCGATGCAGCGCCTTCCGGCAGTTCCTTCAATGCCTGAATATATCCCAGGAGCCGGTCGAGCTGCCGATCAGACAGGGAACCGAGTTCCCCGGCGATTGCGGCCTCCGCCGGGCGCTGGGCGGCCGCTGGCGTTGGGCTTGTAAGTTCGCGGCTGTCCGTAACGCCGAGAAGGTAGTCCACAGAAACGCCGAAATAGCGGGCAATGGCGGTTTTAATTTGGTCGTTCGGTACGCTTTTTCCGTGTTCATAGAACGACACGGTCGGCTTTGAAATGCCGAAGATGCGGCCGAACTCCTCCTGCGTCATGTGGCTTTCTGTGCGTAGAAGCCGGATTCGATCTGAAATACTTGCCATGCCGCAGCCTCTTTTCTTTAAGTTTATGATTCCTAAACAATTATACACGAATGGTGAAAGGATTTCAATTAAAGAAGTTCAAACTTGCAGTTTAAGAAATTGAAACTTTTCTATTGACAATGGCAGAAAGTTTGACTATAATAAACTCGAAGTTTGAGAAACCGAAACCAAGGAGGCGAAAACCACATGAATTGCGAACTTCTGAAAGAGACCAGAAAGCAGGCGGGAATCACCCAGGAAGCCATGGCAAAGAAACTCGGCTACAAGGGAAAAGGCAGCTATTGCCTTCTGGAAAACGGAGACGTGAAGTGCACGGTTGAGCAGGCAAAGATTATTGCGGAAACAATCGGCATGAGCATGGAGAAATACCAGCAAATTTTTTTGGCTTGAAAGTTTGAGTTTCTCGAACCTATCACAGACAAAAGGGAGGAACACACATGAATTTGTACGAAATTTCCGCAACGCTGGAAAACGGCGCGGTCCACAAGACGAAGATTTACGAGATCAACCAGGAACGGGCGCTCAACCGGGCTTCAAAGTTCGCTTTGCAGTTTGACCCCACCGGCTGCGCAAAGAAAACGGTGCAGCTTATCCAGAAAAATGCCGGGGTCCCCAAAGAAACGGAACGGGCTTTCCTGAATGAGATCAAAGATATTCTGGAAGGCCTGGGCGAGAACAGCTATTGCGCAATGGCATTTGAGGGGTGCGTGGAGGACGCCGAAGAGAACATCGACAACGATTTTGCAGTCAGTATGAAGGGTCGCTGGGAATCCGAGAAAAAGGCCCACGAAGAAACTCGCGAAGGCCTGATCAGCAAGCTGAACGACCGTATAAAGCGCGTTGCGGAGCTTGAAGCCGAAGTGCAAAAGGCCCGGCAGATGGAGGCCCAGGCCAGGAAAGAGGCCGCAGAGGACAAAATTGCCCTGGAAAAGGCGAAGGGAAAGATCCTCCCGGACAACGTTGCCGCAGAACTTACCATTATTCTGCGGAAGCAGGCCGACGAAGCCGCCAAAGAAGCGCTTTACTACGCGGACCGGATGACGGTAGAGGTTGAAAATTCCGTCCCCGCTGGTGCAGCCAACAGTGCAAAGCACTTCCGCGAGTACCGCAAGGCCCAGGTTGATGCGCTGCGTCTGCTGGGTGCGCTGGGGAACATTGGAGGCCTGAAAGATGACGATTGACGAGCTCCGCACACTGCGCGGCCTTTCCATGACGAAGCTGTGCGATGCCGCAGGCCTTTCCATGGGAGCCATTTTCAGGTTGACCAGGCCGGGCGCTGACATTACTGGCGCCCGGCTGGAAACCCTTATGAAGCTGGCCGCCGGGCTGGATGCGGTAATCACCATTGACCCGGAAGGCGTGACAATAAGACCGAAGGAGGAAAAACGATGAAAATTACTTTTATGACCTTGCAGAAGGCCTCCATTGTGTGCCTGGGTGTGGGAATGTTCCTGGCCCTCGGTTCCGCTGGTACGTTTGAAACGACCGGCGAAATCCAGACCGGCGTTTATGTGGCGGCGTTTGTGTTCCTGCTGGCTGCCGGGCTGCTTATGCGTTTGAGCTTTGCCCTCCAGGACTACGAGGAGAAGCAGCGCAAGATCCACAAGGCCCAGCGCGGCACCGTGAAGAAGCCAAGCACGAAGCGGAAGGCGGGCTGACCATGTTTCACACAACGGTGAAATGCGTGGACTGCGGCGCGCTTATGGTTGACGTGCCGAGCAATACAAAGCGCTGCGCCGTCTGCCGTGTGGGCCACAACCGGGAATCCGTCCGCAAGGCGAACAAGACCAGGAGGGCCGAGGAGGCCGTCCGGCCGAAGCCGCGAAGCCTGGACGACGACCTGGAAGCCCTGAACAAATACAACGAGCAGCGCCGGGCCGCGGGCCGTGAGCCTTTGACCTATGGCGTTTGGAGGTCCAGAGGGGCCCCGGAGGAATACGCATGAATGAATTTGACAGCATCCGAATCACAGAGAAGGGCGACACTCTTTCTTTTGAAATGACTAACGAACTTGCGGACAGTTCGCACGAAGCAATTTTCTTTCTGATCAGGGCAACTTCTGCGCTGATCGCCTCCGTTACCAAGGACGACGCGGACCCGAAGGAAGTGGCGGAGGCCTTCGGGAAGACGTTTTCCCGGCACATTGCCCAGGACATCCAAGACGAGCGGGACCGCCGGGCAGAGGAAACAGAGAAAGCCAAAGGAGGCGAAAAACAGTGATTCTTTTGTTTATTGGCGGCATGGTAGCTGGCGCCTGCGGCGGTTTCTTCGCGCTTGGCATGGTTCCAGCCGCCCGGTGCGCAGACTGCAAGGACCGGAGGAATCGCCTAGAAGAAGAACGCTGGAAGGGGGAAAACCGGTGGCAGTAAGTGAAGCCTGGCGAGACGTGCCCGGCTATGGCGGCAAGTACCAGGCAAGCGATATGGGCCGTATTGCAAATACCTTCTGGCGCGGCCAGAGACGCCAGAACGGAGGTCGCACCATTATGGCCCAGTTCAAGAAAAAGCCCCACGGAAATGCCAGGGAGAGCGCAAAACGCTTTGTGCACCTCACAGATCTGGAAGGGCACAGGAAGGAGATTTCCGCCGCAAAGGTCGTGGCAGAAACCTTTCTGGGGCCAGTTCCTCCCGGGATGGCGATTTTTCACAAGAACGGCAACCCGGCGGACAACTCCGTTTGGAACCTGGTTTTCCGCACCCCGGAAGAAATAGGCCGCATGACCGGCGCGGATAGCACCCGGCGGCCGGTGCTGAAATTCAGCGCCACCGGCGAGCTGCTGGAATGCTATTCCAGTGCCAGGCAGGCGGCCAAACAGAACTATTTCAGCTACCAGGCCATTATTGACCGATGCAACGGCAAATGTAAACGGCACATCCTAGCTCCGGACGGCAACTATTACGCCTGGGACAACACCGTGGGCGTAAGAAAGGCTAAAGAGGACCTTCGGGCGCTCGCCCGGAAAGAAGGCCGCCTATTTGCCCCGAAGAGCTGGCCTGCTACTTAAATTTTACCACGAAAAGAGGTTGGAACACATGAGCAAACCCGCCACGAAAGCGGCAAACAGCCCGTTCTATTTGGCACGAATGGAGGCTGCGAAGGTCAACGACCGCTTCAGCAGCCGCGAAGGTGCAGCAGACGAAACGGGCATTGACCGCACCCGCCTGGCTCGCATAGAGCTGGACAGCATCACCCCATACCCGGAAGAAGTTATGCTTCTGGCCGATGCCTACGACGCCCCGCAGCTTTTGAATTTCTATTGTTCGACGTGCTGCCCGATTGGCCGCCAGAACGTGAAGCCCTGTGCCTTGCAGGAGTTCGACCGCGTTATGATGCAGGCACTTGCCGCATTGCAGGGTGCAGACAAAGTTAGTGCCGCCATTATTTCTATTGCCCGGGACGGCCGCGTGGACCCCGGCGAGGATGTGCAGATGGGCGAGATCCTGGCCTACATGAAGAACGTTGCCAGTACAGCGGAGGCAATGCAGCTTTGGATCAAGAAGAATTTGAAAGGAGAAGCCTACAATGGCAAGAAGTAAGAAAAGCACCCGGGAGCCTTCCAAAATGGTGCGGGTGGACGAGGCAATGGAGATTTTGAGCGTTTCCAAGTCTACCGCCTACCACACCATCCAGAAGTTTAACAACGAGCTCCGCGCCAAGGGATACGAAGTGCCCCGGGGCCGCGTTCCTCGCAGCTATTTCATGCAGCGGTGCGGCTTATGAGCGAAGAAGAAACCAGAGAGCGCACCAGCGCGATTCTCGGCCGCCCTGTGAGCGATTCCGCATGGACGGAAGCCTGGGAGAAGGCCAAAAGAAAAATCCGCCATATCGCAGAGTTCTGCGGGTATGACGGATGCAGAGAGCGGCCCGGCTATATGGCGCAGCTTGCAGCGGAGTACATCCGCGAAGCGACGTTTTCAGCCTGGACAATAAAGAGAGGGGCCGCCAAAAATTGACGACCCCAGAACACACATCAACAGTTTATCACGTTTTTTACGCAAAATCAAGGAGGACACACAATGGAGCTTTTGACGTTGAGCCTTGAAAACTTCCAGGGCTTGAAGCATGAAGAAATCCAGCTGGACGGCCACAGCGCCAGCATTTACGGCCGGAACGCCAGCGGCAAGACCACAATCTTCAACGCCATCACCTGGCTGCTTTTTGGCAAGCCGAGCACCTGGGCGAAGAACTGGGACCCAAAGACAAAGGGACCCAACGGGGATTTGCACAACCTGGAACACAGCGCAACCGGCACCTTCCGGCTGGACGACGGCCAGACTGTGACCTTGAAAAAGGTTTTCCGCGAGGTATGGAAGCGCAAGCGTGGCAGCGCCGCAGAGGAGTACTCCGGGAACACCATTGACTACCAGATCAACGGCGTCCCTTGCAAGGAAAAAGAGTACATGGCGGCCGTCCAGGAGTATTGCAGCGGCGAAGAAACCATGAAGCTGCTGACCATGCCCGATTACTTCCCCTCCGTTATGGACTGGCAGAAGCGCCGGGAAATTCTGCTGGATATTTGCGGCGACGTTTCCGACGCCGATGTGATCGCCAGCACCCCGGAGCTGGCAGGGCTTCCCGAGTTCCTTAAAATGCCCGGCAGCACGACCCGCCTCTATAAGGTGGACGAGTACAGAAAAATCGCTGCCGCCAAGAAAACCGACCTGAACAAGAAGATCGAGGCCATTCCGAACCGCATTGACGAGGCAAGTCGCGCCATTGACAAGG